AAAAGATATTTCACAAATAGTGTTTGACATTTTACTAATAGTGATTTATTAATATAAATAATGACGATTTTATTAACCTTAATCATTGGAGCTGATTATGTTTAAAAAAGACATAAAAAAAATAATAGACGGACAAGCAACTTTACAATTTAATTATGAATTATTTTTGTATGAATTAACAACGACAATTAATGGCATTACTAAAACAGTTGAAATATTATCGCCTAGTAAAGCTATTGAAACTTTTAATAATATTAAATAGGGAGCAATAAATGAGTAAAGATAAAATAAAAATAGATGTAGATTTATTATTAGATAATGATGTTGATTTATCTTTTTTAAATAAAGTATCAAGGATAGATTCTTTATATGTTTATGAAACTATACATGACATATTAGACAGTAAAAGCCATAAAGTTATGTGTGAAAAGTTATCAGAATTTTATAGAGAATTATCACATAATATAAAAGTAGATACTGGTTTAAGAGTAGGTGATATTTGGAGGATTAACAATGGGTAGATTAATGCAACATATAATGGAAGAGGAAGAGAATTTTTGGGCAGATTGCCAAGACGTTATTTCTTATTCTGAAAATATCCAGGATTTCTATGGCAACATAGCGTCTTTAGAAAAAGACGGAGATATAAAAAGACCTGAACATATTTCTCAAAAAGAATTTGAAAGCCAAGCAGAGGAATATTTTGGGGAATTTTGGAATAAAGTACACTAATGCAGTTTTTATTATATTCAGTAATTATTAGTAACTTAATAGTTACTGGATATATAATTTTATTAAGTATGTAAAGGAGCAACAAATGAAAAAAATACTTGTAACTTTTGAAGTAGTACAAGGAGAATATGAATCTACTGAATATGTATCATTAAGAGATAATGAATGGACTGATGAGGATTTATTGACAGAAGTATATTCACCTAATGGTAAATACAATAAAGAATATAATTATTGGGAAGATGATTATGGTGAAAGAATAATTAAAGTGCATTTTGTATCAAGCATAACAGATGAGGAATTAAAAGTATTAAAAAAATTTAATATGGTTTATGACATTTGGGAAGATTTACATAGTCCAGAAAAATATAATTATAAGGAGCAACAGATATGATAAATGATTTATATGACAAAGTTTTAATAGCACAGGATTCTGTTATTGATTTAATGGAACAAAGAAATGAGTTAAAAAAAATATTAAATACCATTGATAAAAAAATTAATAAATGGGATTTAAAAGTAAAAGAATATAAAGAAGATATAGATAAAATTAATAAAGATATGGAAAAGGAAATGTTAAATGACCAAAAAAAAAATATTAAAGTTTGAAACAAAGAAAGAAGGTAAAGTTAATATGCTATCAAGAGCAATACCAGTAACTACAGATAAAAAGAAAACTACGTTGCTGCCGATATTGACCTTGAGCAGCTTTATTAAAAAAAAAGGAAAAAAAGATGGAGAGTAGAAAGTTTAAAAATATAGAAATAAAGTTTAGTGAAGGCAATCATCAATATTATGTTAATGACGACAATAGAAAGATTAGACCTGCATCAGTATCTAAAATAATAAAGCCTGGAAATGAATTTTCTATTGGTGCTTTTGCAGGTCGTAAAAATTATATAGAAACTATGATAGAAGAGTTGCCAAAAGATGACTTGTTTAAAGATATTCCATTAATAGATTTACAAGAAAAATTATTTGAATGTAAAAAGATGGCAGAAAATAAATGGATTGACCAAGCATTAATTGGAAGTGCAGTACACGATTGGATTGAAGGATATTTAAAAAATAATATGGCAGAGCAAGGGTATTATAAAGGACATGATGAACGAGCAAACCATATTAGAAAGTTACAATATCCTATGTATGAATATTTAAATAAAAATATAAGAGAAGTTTATGCAACCGAGCAACTTGTTTATGATAATTCTATTTTACCATATGCAGGGAAATTTGATGCTTATATAGACCATGCTGAGCATAAGGAATGTTTAGTAGATTGGAAAACAGTTACAAAAAAAAGCAATGGTAAATTATGGAGAATACAACTTTGTGGTTATATGATGGCTATATGTAATGAAAGAAACATTGACCCTTTTAATAGGTTAATTGTAGCAATAGATAAAGAAACTTATACGATTCAAGAGCATCTTTATGACGTTGATAGCTACGCAGAAGATTTGCAAATATGGAAAAACTATTTGCAGATACATTCTTTTCTTAATGAAAAGAAGTAATGGAGCAACTTATAAATAAACATGGAGGGTTAGTAGTCAACATTTTCTCTACGCAATGTAGATTGTTGCTCCAACTACTACCCTCCACCCAATAGGAGATTAAAATGCAGATAACAGTAAGTAAAATAAACCCACCTAGACCTGGTGACCCAGAAAAAGGTTGGAAACCAACAAAAAACTATCAGATATTTGACGAATCTTCGACTAAGTTTTTAGCTAGTCAAGATAAAGGTATTGGTAGTGTGCAAGTAGGAGATGTTATTGAGATACAAACTAGCCAACCTGATAGATATGGTAATGTTTATATCCAATCATTTGAGCCTAGCAATGTAACCGACATTAATCAGGATATGCAAAAAATAAAACAGACGTTTCCTGATTCTAAAGTGGTTAGTAATTACTCTACAGTACAACCTAGTGCATCAAGTAGTACTATGACACCAAAAGACTTTCTAATAGTGCTACAGAGCTGCTGTAACAGAGATAGCACACTAACTGCCGACCAAAAGTTAAAGTTTATATTAGATAATTATAAAGCAGGTATGGAAGCAACCCATAATAGGTTATCTAATGCAGAGGATAGCTTTTAATGGCTAAAAGATATTCAAATAAAAAGCACGTTGAATATGTAAGCAACTTAGACTGTTGTATAGCAGAGCATTTTCAAAGATTAAGAGAAAATGGTACGTTGCCGAAGGATAGGGCAAGTTGTGGGGATTTTAATATACAAGCCCATCACTTGCTTAAACCTTATTATAGTAGCCGAGGTATGAGTTTAAGAGCAGGAGATAAAGACGTTATACCTTTATGCTTTAAACATCATACTGAGTTACATAGAAATGGTAATGAATATAATTTTTTTGAAAAAGTAGTATGTAATTCTAGGTTTGGAATTATTACTGCACAAAAATGTTGGGAAGAAAGCCCATATAACAAGGAGCAACTAAATGACAAAAATTATGACACAAAAAGATAAAGTATTAGCACATTTACAAGAAAATAAAAAAATAAACCCTATAGAAGCACTTAATTTGTACGGAACTTTTCGTATTGCTGCAATTATTCATACTTTAAGAGATGAAGGGTACAATATAGAAACTAAAATGATAAACAATGGAGTAAAAAAGAATCATTTTGCAGAATATCATTACAAAGGTGATGGTAAACAAATGGATATAGAAGATGCCATTAAAAGTTCTTGATTTATTCTCAGGAATAGGTGGGTTTAGTTTAGGTTTAGAATCCACAGGGTATTTTGAGACTGTTGCTTTCTGTGAAAAAGATGAGTTTTGTAAAAAAGTTTTACAGAAGCATTGGTCTCAGTTAAAAATATATGATGATGTAAGGAGTTTACATGACACAAAAATACAAGCAGATGTCGTTACTGGAGGATTTCCCTGTCAGTCATTTAGCCAAGCAGGATTACAAAAAGGCAGAACAGATGATAGATGGCTCTGGAATGAAATGTTTGATGTTATTAAGCAAGTCAGACCAAGATGGGTTATTGGGGAAAATGTGCAAGGCATTATTAACATTGAAGAAGGCATGGTACTCAGACAGGTGCAAAATGACTTGGAAGGTGAAGGTTTCAAAGTCCAATGTTTCATTATTCCAGCTTCAGGTATCGGTGCTTGGCACAACAGAAACAGAGTATGGATACTTGCCTGTAACATATCCGACACCAACAGCATCAGACATAGAAGGGGGAACAGCACCAGATGTGCAGATGAAGAATGGACATTTCTACCGAGAGAACAAGAAGGGGGAGAGATGGGGAGTAAAACTAAGAGATGCTGTATCAATAAAAAGAAAACCTGGTGGCAAACTGAATCCAAAATTTGTAGAATTCCTGATGGGGTATCCTATGGGGTGGACAGAGATAGAGCGAAAAGAATAAAGGCATTAGGTAATTCTATAGTGCCACAGATAGCTAGACAAATAGGATTAGCAATTATGGAAGCAGAAAATGATAACTAGAGAATGGTTACTAAGTAGACATCATAGTGGTAAGTATTTATGCCCAGAGTGTAGTCATTCAAGAAAGAATAAGCACGATAGATGTTTAAGTGTAACGATTAAAACAGAAGGTGTGGTGTATTATTGCCACCATTGTAACGCAAAAGGAGGAGAATTTTATGACCAAACTAACAGCAGAAGTAATACAGTTCGCAGCACAGAGGGGGATAAGCCAGAAAACTCTCGAAGATTTAAGGGTACAAGCAGGAAAAGGGTCATATGGTGATAGAAACTTAGAAAGCATTGTATTTGGTTACTATAATTTAGAAGGTAAAAGAGTAAATTATAAAGCAAGAGCCATATCAGAGAAGATATTTAAACAAGAAAAAGGTGGAGAACAAAGATTTTACAATTTAGATAATGTTTTAAATTCTAATAAGTTAAAAAACAATACTATTTTTATTGTAGAAGGAGAAATGGATGCACTAGCACTTTATGAAGGAGGTTTTGATATAGATTCTATCCTAAGTGTGCCAACAGGTGCTGTAGCATCACCTACAGAGCAACCAGAAGCATCTAGAAAGTATCAATATGTATTAGATGCACTAGACCAAGGTTTAGACCAAGCAAATTGTTTTGTATTGTTGACAGATGCAGATGAACCAGGATTAGCACTACGTCAAGACTTAGCTTCGATACTAGGTCATGGTAAATGTAAGTATTTTGATTGGGATGGTGTTAAAGATTGTAATGAAGCCTTACTTAAATGGGGTAAAGATGATTTAAAATGGACAATTAATGAAGGATTATGTGATTATCCATTAGAAGGTATTTATTCTTTAGATGATATACCACAACCTGCAAAGATTAAGTTGTTTAATCCTATGTTTGGATGGAATGATAAGGTTATGCTTGGTATGGGTATGGTATCTGTGCTTACTTCATTTCCTGGACATGGTAAGACTTCTTTTTCTACTCAGTTATGGACACAAATTGCCAAAGAATACAAAATTAACATAGGTATGTACTCTGGAGAAACTAGGGTGCGACCATATATACAACGTAACATTAGAACATTTTATAATAAAAAATTAGAATGGGAGCAATCAGATGAAGAAAAAAATGAAGCTGATAATTTTATTAGAAAACACTTTGTATTTCTTAATCATCCTAACAACAGTCCTGACTTTGACTGGATGTGTGATAGGATACAAGATATGAAATCTAGGTACGGAATTAGTGCCTTTATACTCGACCCTTGGAATAAACTTAGCACACCTGAGTTTGGTAAAATGTCTGAAACATTATGGATAGGTAAGTGTTTAGACCATCTTACTACTTTAGCTAAACTATTAGATATACATATTATGATACAGGCACACCCTGCTAAACCAGATATGAAAATGGGTAACTCTGCACCGACTGCTTATCAGATTGCAGGTTCTGCTCATTGGTTTAATAAACCAGACCATATATTTAGTCTTTGGCGACCTAAGTTTGAGAATGAAGATGGGTCAAGATGCACAGAAAGTTTATTAACTGTTTGTAAAACTCGTTATGAAGAGTTAGGATATCCAAGAGTATTAGATATACAAATGAATTTAGATAATGGTTGCTTTGAATCATACGAAAAAGAGAAGCCAGAAAAGAAAAGTAAGATAGCAAAACATTGGAACGATTTAGATGACTAGGAGGTCAACATGGAATTTTTAATTATGTATACAATAATTTATACATTTATAGGTTTACAGAACTCAGGAATATTATAGTGGGTAAATTTGTTATTAACTATGTAATGGAGTTTGAAAAAAGACCTAGTAAACATGAAGTAGAAGGAAGGTTATGGAATTTATTAGCTAAAGGTTTTGTTTTAAGAACAGTAGAAGAAAACGATTATTATGTAACTAGAAAAGAAGTAAAGGAGAAAAAATAATGACAGATATAAAAGAATATGTAGAAAATTGTCTTAAAGAGGACAAATTAATTATAAAATGTGAATACATACCACATCCATATAACCGATTTAATATAAAAGTAACTAATGTAGATGAAATAATAAAATGGAGAAAAAGAAACGGAATTACACAAAAAGATATGGTAAAATCAAACATTTTAGGAATAAAATTAAGAGCATATCAAATATTAGAAGCAGATAAAAACCCTTTACCACTTATGGTAATTAAATATATAAAACAACTTGGTCATATAGGGTTAGAATTTGTTGAGGAAGATAATGCCTAAAATAGCAACATTAGATGATTACAAAGTAACTACACCTCATGGAAAATTACTTTATAATATTGGTAAAAAAAATAATTTAACCATTCAAGATTTAGCTAAAGAATTATCTTGTTCTGTAGTTTATATAAGGTCTATTTTAAAAGGAGATTTTATTTTATCTTCTGATAAATCAATGTTACTTAGAAAAAAATATGAAAGAGAGAATATATGAAATGGTTAAAAGGAAACCAATAAAAAAAGATAATACCAGTAGTCATTGGAAGAAACTTATACATTTAAAAATGTGTAGCTTTTGTGATAATGCAGCAGTTCATTATCATAAATTAAAATTTTACTGCAAAGAATGTTATGAAAAATTAATTAAGGAGATAAAATGATTATAGAAAAGATTATGAAGGAAAATAAAATGAACTTAACACAAGTATCAAAAGAATTAGAAATATCTAAATCTTATACAAGTATGCTTTTATCAGGTGATAGAAGAGCTAGTATAAATTTACTGAAAAAAATTAAAGGTAAATATAAATATTCTTGGAATACAATTATGGAG